ATAATACCCGCTAATTCCATCAAGTCGATATTATAATGCGTTTCGAGTTTAAAAGCTTTACGCCCTTTGCGTCGTATGATTGCGGTACGATCATCGCCTTTTCGTGCTGGATCGACGCCAATCACTAACGCTGATTCGCTATCGACGTTTGTGATTCGTGCCTTTTGAACATGTTCTACAGCGATGAACGTATCAGTAATCGATGATAGGAATGCTTCATCATCCGTAAAGGGGTATTCTTGCCTAAACTTTCTACACTTTTGCTCATAATCACCTTTAAAGTCTTGCAGCTTAATGCGTCGCCAGTTTAAATGACCTGCTTTTAAACCATTAGCACCAAACTTTTCTAACCACTCGCGTTCCTCGTCATTCGGAATAAAAGCAGCATCGTCTATGCAATATTCATCTTGCCAATACCACGGAACGAATATGGCTTGGTATCGCGTCTTCCCATTCTTAGCCTCGATCCAGTCAAGATAGAAATCATTATCAATCCCATTCGCCGTTGATTCCTTGATAATCTCAGTATCGGCAATCTCAGCAACCGTTTGTAGCAATCCAAGGCTAATGCTCGATGCATCTTTGTAAAATCCATACTCTGATAAATGTAAATACTGGTTGGTCATGGATCGTCCAATTTCTGTACTGCCAGCGGTTCCAACACGATAACCAGAACCCAAACCATCATAGGTAAGTTTATTATCGTTTTTCTTGGTGGGTTGGGGAAATAAATCAGGATCAATATTCTCGCTATAGCGTTTTGTCATCTCAAATATGGCGGCCGTTGCATCCGATAGATGCGTTAAGATGAATGCTTTCTTGCCACGTTTAGTAATGATTTTCTGAAAGAATCGGGCTTGAATTAGCGTGCTGATTCCTTGTTGACGGCCTTTAAGTATTAACGCACGCACTTTACCGGTTGCCAGTAATTGCGCTTCAAGGCGTTCATGTACATAGAGTTGTGCGCGATTCATTACGAATTGTAATTCAGCACCGGATTTGTCGTGGATAATTAGGAAATTTTTAGCAAATAAGGGTAGTGATTTTAATATCCGTATGAGTTTTGCTTCATCCATGTTTATTCCGCTAGTTTATCAATCAACAACTCAATGACAGACTTATTATCGCCTTTCTGTTCTTCCGCTTGCTGACCATATTGTTTAGGTAATAGTTTGGACGCAAGCCATTTGCGGGTATCAACACGAAGACGTGACCGAGCAATGAATTCAGTGTTACAAACTTCGTCACCCTCATGCGTTAACTTCGTGTCATTGCTGTCATCGTCGGCGATTTCTAGGCATTCTTCGGCTAAAATGTCGGCTTGTATAATCTTTGCCTGAGCGTATTGAATGCGAAACTCTTGAACACGATAACGCCAACGATTGATAGTAACCTTGTCGGGTAATTCAGGATAAAGCTTACAAAGCTTCATTAAACCGTAACCATGAGATGAAACGAGTTCGCAAATGTAGTCGCCCATTTCTTGCGTATATTCAAGAGGGCGACCACCTTTGTTTTTTAGCTCCGGTTTTTTATTCGGAGTAGCCATTGATTAAGGCCCTGCTTGTGCGTTAGTTTTCTCGCCTTTCATATCGCCGCCAGCTTCGCCCGGCTCACAATACTTAGGTTGCATTTTGTTTTGTTGTTCAACACGTCTACCATATTCACTAGGCACACCGTTGTAATGCGTATTACCAGAATCACCATCACTGGTAGTGTAGTCTTTGACGTCTTCCATATAAATTACTCCGTATTGATAAATTATTAATCGATTAATAACTGCTATTTCCATAAGCCCCTCAACAATAACATATTTATAGCTAGAAAATATATTTAAAATATTTATATGCAAAGTGTTGACATACATGCAAAGTATTGGCATAATGATTTTATCAGGTCAACACACACAAAGGGGAAACGAAATGTACCAAGTAATCAAACATAGCAACAACAAAAGAACATGGTTAGTAATAAATGAAAAAACCAACCATTTAGATTCAATAAAAGACACTAAAAAAGAAGCAAAACAAAGAGCTGAAGAATTAAACAAATAACAAACCGCCCCGCAAGGGGCATAACGAGGGCAACAAAATGACACTAACAAAAAACTGGATTAAAACACAAATAGATATTTATTCAAAAATGCTACTCGAATTAACAAATGATGAAAGTGACAAAACATTAAAAACTATATGGGGAGAAAGGATCAACACATTGGAATCAACTTTAAAAGTAATTAACTTGGAAATGAGGGTATAAAATGACAATAGTACAAAATGACATTAACAAATATCAAGGCTTTTTAGAATTTGCACAGGATGGTTTATTTAATTGTCATGTAAATGATGAAAAAAAATTTCAAAAGTTAATATTTCATTATGGAGAAGTTTTATCTGCATTAGAAGAGTTAAAAAAAATATTGAGAGAGGATAATTACTACACAAATGAATTTGGCGTCTTAATTGATAAACGAGGGGAATAATATTATGGAAACCTACGATTGCGACAAATGCGACGACCCCATAGACGAAAATGAGGAAATGGTAGAAGTTAGTTATGGGTTTATTTGTATGAAATGTGCGGGGCATTAAAAAATGAAAGTCTACAAAGTAACATTTCGTGAATGGATGTATCAGGAAAAGGAAATTATTGTTGAAGCTGATACACGAACAGAAGCATTGCAATTAGCCGAAATAGAGCAACATTGTTCTAAAGATGAATGGTACGGATCAAAGTTTAAAACGTTAAAACCAAAAATAAGCAGGGCCAAAGGTAGTTCACACCTCTAGCCCATTGAGCATAAATAATCCCTACTAGGAGAAAATCATGTCACCGAGAACAATAGCATATTTTTACAGATTTGTTTTAAGATTTATTAACAGGGTCAACGGAAGGCCCGTATTACTAAACGGTGATGTTTGGTGCCCCATGTGCGAACAGTGGCACGCTAACAACACGCTTTGTCAACGATAGGGAGTATCAGCCATGAATCAAGTTAGAAGCTTCGCCAAAGAATGCGTATCACATTACGCTAACCACAATATTTTAAACACACACGATTTACCCGATTTTGTACAAAACGAATTCGCAGGTATTATTATGTGCGATAATGAAGCATGGGCGGCAGAAGCGACTGGCCCCGACAATCCGCATTGGTCATCCAAGATGCTACCAGCTCTAACTCGTTACCTCAAAAACTCCACCGACAAAGACGAGGCGATCGAATTTAACACAATCTGGCGTGAGTGTGTCACCGACTACATGAACCACAAAATGCAGGAGTTGCTAGACGAAGCAATAACCTAGTCTAAAATTTTGACACGGGTGGCAACCGGGCCTTTGGGTGAATCACCCGCCTCGAACGTCACCTTGTCACCTTCCTTCAAACTTTTAAAGCCTTCGCTTTGAATTTCTTTGAAGTGTACAAAAAAATCACTACCTTCGGATGCAATGAAGCCAAATCCTTTACCATCGTTAAACCACTTTACAATTCCGTTTCGCATTGTGTATATATCCTTAATCCTACCGGTCAAATTTTCGATTACAGCTCGTTTAAGCCCTAACCACACCTTACCCTACTGGTTTTTCAAAAACGCCTGTATGGCGTCATGCTACCGTCTGAATGATTGCACATTCCGTAATCAATCCACACTTTTACAAAACAATTCAATGTCTGGTAGCTCACAAACCCTTGTAACATATCCTGTTTATCGTCTTTGCTCAATAGCCGCTCAGAAATTAGTTTTGGGGCTACCCCGTAGCTAATCGCGAGTTTGAACAACATCCGTTTGCATTCGATAATGGTCATGGTTAGTTCACCGGTAGGTTATATTTCCTAGTTTTGATCATTTCCCGTAAATATTCTGGCATCGGTGCATATTTAATGGCCTCGTTTTCCTGTATGTGTTTCTCTTCATTGGCCATTTGTTGCTTGCTTTGTGCTGCGTTGTCCATGTTATCCGCGAAGTCGTGTCGTTTCTCATTTTCTGCTTTCCATTCGCTTTTGCTTTTGGGGGGGGCTGTTGAGGTTGCTGTGGGCTTTTTTTGTGCGGATGCACAAAAGCTTTTCTTATAGATTTTGTTAGATGTTGTATTTATAGGTGTATCAAATCCAGTAACTGGATTACCGGCAGCCGGTTTTTCAGTATACTGGGTATCATTTTTGAGCAAGTCTGTGGATAACTCTCCAGTACACGGGTTTTCAGTAGTCTGGATAGGAACGAACTCGCGACCATTTTTCACATGTAGGTTCCAGTCCACAAATTTACCTTTTTCGTCTCTGGTAGGAACAGACTCAATAAGATTATATGACCTTAAGACTGATAATTTTTTCTCTAGTTTCTCTCGACCCCACCCAAAGTGTTTTCTTATTTCTGTCTTGTAAAATTCCCAATTAGGGGGAAGGCTCATAAAATATACATACAAGCCTAATGCCTCAGCATCTTTGAGATTTTGGCAAATGACATTGGCGATTATCGAATAATTTGTATCTTCTTTGGTGATGATGTATTTTTCAGTAGACATAGAATAGCTCTCCTTAATTAAAAAGATATTTCCATTGGGTTAGTAAAAAATGTACGAAATGAGGAAAGATGCGGGTTTTCTTTTATAGATATCATGGTATAATGATCCCTGTTTTATTGTTATAGGTAAAACGTAAAAGCCCCATGAACAGTGATGTTCAAAGGGTTATCCTTTAAGTAAATGATCAGTCGCCAAACATCACATTTACATATCATCAATAGCGGGCACGGATGCCAGTCGCTTTAATCTGTTTATCATGCTACATTTAATTTGTCTTTCATAGTCATACTGTTACTGAGTTCAAGATAAAAAAAAGCCCACAGTTTTGATCAAACCGTGGGCGATTCAGAGATAAAATCTTTCAACCATTGCTCGACAAGCTGTACCTCGGTTGTACTAAAACACATCAAGTTAGGGTTTTTTGGGTCGCGTTCATGTACCGAGTTCGCTATTTTTTCCAGTAGCTGCATCGCCTTTAAATGTAAGTCGAGTTTCATAAACTTCCTTAATGTAAATTAAAGAACATGTTAACTCAATCTTGTATGTGGCGCCATAAATCACAACTACGACAACCTCGATAAGCAAAACCGCTATATTTAAAAATTTCCGAACGATGCTTACCATGAAACCGGCATTTAAGTATTTTCCAATAGTATTTAATATTATTGAACATTTGCACCTTCCTTAGGGCTATTTACTTCAATTGCGTTTTGAATGTCACCAATAAGCCTATCATTAAAATAGCGATGTATACACCAAGCCGCCCAACATGCGCGGCCACGTAATAGTTTATCAGTGCCGTTTAAATGTTTAAGCAGGCTTTCCAAAAACTCTATATGCGCTTTAATGCTGCGCTTCGCTTCCAGTACGTTGTTATATTCCTGTGTCATTTTTATTTCCTTAGTAATCGCATTAATAAAAATCCTAGTGTCGCCGATTCGAGTATCGTTTCCCCTAAACTTAAATGAAAATGAGGAAGTAAAATTACATTTATAATGACGGCGCCCATAAAAGCTAAGCCACATTCAATATCCAAAGATAAAATATAATCAATAGACGCACGCCAACTAGTTTGTTTAAAAGTCGATACAATACCCCCTAAAATATATCTATGATCACACCCATGATTAGCTAAATGGTCTTTTAACATTGAAACTTTATTACATCCTACACACCAATATATTTTACATTTCATTTTGACCTCGTAAATAAGGGTTATCAATAATCCTAATTCGGTGTTCTAACATTTCTATTCTAAAATTAAGCTGCATATTATCTTTTAAGAGTTTCTTGAAAAGATGTGACCAAACATAACTGGATATTATAACTGAAACATACACAACTATTTGTAAAAAATAGTTAAAAAGTTCTAGCGTCATCATTCATCCCCGCATATCATAATTTTAAGTTTCTCTTTCATATAACCCAAATTGTGTGTGCCTTCCAGTAAAGGTTTCATCATTAAATACCAGTCACCTATTTTTTCACAGATAAAATTTATTTGAACTGACGTAAAGGTTTTTTGTATGTCTTTTTCGCGCATGTATCTTTCCTTCATATAAGGAAATTGATTATTAACCATATTAATGACTTCTTCCCATCCTTTTATCACTTCTTCTGTTTCTTCGATATGTTCAGCGCTGGAATTTTGTTTTTCAAGATTATATCTTGCTAATTGTTGGCAGGAGTTTTCATACCATAAATACAATGTTTCACTCATTTTCTTGTTCCTTTTTGTAAAGTTCTGCATAGCCTTTGCCTAAACTATCAAAAGCTTCAACCGCATCTTTCCAATGTTTAAGCTCTTCACTATGATCTTTTTCACAACATCGCTCAGCGCGTTCAATGATATTTTTGGCAAACCGATAGAACGCGTATGTATCATCATTTTTAGTCACTTTTCGTCCACTCCGTTTTCAATTCACCTTTAGTTAAACACTCAATTCTATATTGGGCATTCTCTGGTACAAAACCCCACTTTAGCCAATTGGCCAGTGTAGCCGTAGCCATTCCGGTCACTTTTCTAAAGTTATAAAGACTCTTGTAATATTTTTTTACATCTTCTGGTTTCACTTAGCACCTCCTCGCATGTAAAAATATTGTATATGAAGTGTTGACATAGAGCAAGCCATTACATATACTGGCTTCACGTCAATACCGACGCAGTACATACACTAAAGAGGTAGTTACAATGAGAGCTTTTAACATGGTTGAATTTACACAAGATTTAAAAGAATACATTAAGGAATTAGAGAAGGTAAATAAGCAATTAGCAAAGCTTACCTTACGTAAGGAAGAACTAACCGACATGATCATTTCTGCCATGAGCCACGATCATGAAGGCCAACGCACTTATGAGTACGATGTATGGAAAGTAGAGATTAAGACTCCAATCACATACTGTTTAAATAAAAAGCTCTATGAATCAGGGAACATTGTCCTGCCAGACAGTTTCAATCCTATCAAAGAATCGATAGCGTATTCAATTGATAAAGGGCTTTGTGACAAATATATGTTAGATGCACCTAAAAAAGTACAGGTTGCATTAGCAGAATTGATAGATAAAAAGCCCGGGAAGGCAAGCATTACAATTAAGGAGAGATTTTAATGAGTAACACAGTATTAATAATAGGGCAATCGGGGAGTGGTAAATCTACTTCCCTGCGTCACTTAAACCCTAAAACGACATTTATCATTAATGTTTTAGACAAACCTCTACCCTTTAAAGCTTTTAGAAAAAACTATCTTCCTTTTACTAAAACAAATAAGGAAGGCAACTATTATACGACCGATGATTGGGCGCAAGTAGTCAAATGTATTGAGATGGTAAACAAGGAAAAGCCAGAAATCACGACACTGATTATCGATGACTGGCAATACATCCTAGCGCATGAATTTATGCGTCGTGTCTCTGAGAAAGGATTTGATAAGTTTTCAGAATTAGCAAATCACGGTTGGTCAACGATTAATGCCTGTTTAGGCACGCGTCCGACACTGACTAACTTTATCTTGGCGCACAGTGATGTCGATTCAACGGGGCGATCAAAATGCAAAACAATTGGAAAAATGCTTGATGAGAAAATTACTATCGAGGGTTTATTCACAACGGTTTTACATTCTCGTGTCGTGGATGGCGAGTACAAGTTTCAAACTCAATACGATGGTGAGTTTTTAGCAAAAAGCCCTATGGGTATGTTCGAGGAGCATTTAATACCAAACGATTTAGTTTCGGTAAAAGATGCGGTTGAAAATTACTTTAATGATGAGGTATAAACATGAGCGCAAGTTTTTGGGATTCAGAGGTGGGCGAAGTGACAGGCAAAGCACAAGATGCATTTGCAAAACAATTTACACAAATACCGGATGGTACAAAGGCGCTCGCTAAAATCGAGAGCTTCACCAACCAAGTCTACAAAGATACGGGATTTAAATATCTCAATATCGAATGGGTTTTGACAGACGGTGATTTTAAAGGATGTAAAGTGCAGCAAAAATTGAAAGTCTATGGCGGTGATCAATACGATAAAGATCCGATGAAAACGCGTCATCGTGCTTTAAATATGCTTAAGCTTTTATATCAGTTATTCAATATAAAGCCTAAGCATACGAATCCACCCACCGATCAAGATCTAGCCGCGTTTATAGCTAAAGTTGCAGGTATTAAGATTCGTGAAACAGCCCCGAATGATAAGGGTAAACAATATAATTGGGTTGCTGAGGTACACGCATCGCAAGGCTTTAAAAGTGAAACGGGGATTGGTATGCAAGTGGTGGCTCAGGCTGCGTTTACGACCGATACTTCACCACCACCCTTTGACGATAGCGATGTACCTTTTTAAAAAGGGCGAAAAGTGATAAAAAATACATTATGTAAAAAGATCGAAAAAGTACAGTCGCGGGATGATAAAAAAACCCGCGACTACATAGGGGCATCCGGTATTGGCGCTGAATGTTTGCGCCAAATCTGGTATGAATTTAAAGGCGTTGAAGCGGAGTCTGTGCCGACCAAAATACGCAGGACATGGGCTATAGGTCGCCATCTTGAAGGTTTAATATTGGATTGGCTAAGCGAGGCTGGCATTGAAATTGCTAGATCATGGGCTGACCTTGTAGCGGATGAAATGCCATTTTTTAAAGGCCATCTCGATTCTGTATGGATGAAAAAAGGTAAACCGTTTGCTATCATCGAAATTAAAACCGCAAAGGATACCAGCTTCAATATTTTTGTTAAAAAAGGCTTACGTACTTGGAACCCGCAATATTATGCGCAAATACAGTCGTACATGGGTATGAGTGGGATTCATAGTGCGTATATATTAGTTCTCAATAAAGATAATAGTGAAATTGCAGACGAACTGGTAAATTTTGATGAAGTGTTTTATCAAGCGTTACGGAAAAAGGCGGCTATGGTTGCTAATGCGAATGTGGCACCGCCTAGGATTAATGGGTCGCCTTTGTGGTATCAGTGTAAAATGTGTAAGTTTAATAAGGTATGTCATAAATGATAGATGAAGAAAATACAAAAGTTATAATGGAAAAATTACGCGATAAATTCTTAAAAGCGATTAATGAATTTTGCAGAGATAATCCTAAGAAGGGTATTTTATTACCTATTTCTACACTGATTGGCACTATAACCGTACTGCTTAGTATGAGTGATAGAGATGTTAAATTTGATAATGAAATAATAAAACATGCTGAAAAATTTATTTTTGAAACGCATATTTTACTGGAAAAAATTGATCATGAAAGAAAAAATAATAGCCAACATTGAAAATATAAGTAAATATTCACCGGATTTATTAGAAATATATTTAATGTGCGAGATAAAAAAATATGATATTAGAAAAACAGGTTTGCTCACTAGAATTATCCAAGCGGTTAAAAGAGCTTGGGGTTAAACAAGAAAGTTTGTTTTGGTATACATGCTTTATGAATGGTACAGCAGATATTTATTTTCAGTATGATAGGAAGCATATTCCGCCAGCTCTTTGTTCAGCCTTCACAGTCGCAGAGCTTGGTGAACTCATGCCAATCGGGTATAGAACTCATAAAGAATATTATACATGGTATGTAACAACTAATCACTGTTTACGATGTGATAACGAAGATTTTTTTATCATGGATAAAAACGAAGCCGACGCACGCGCTAAAATGCTTATCTATCTATTAGAAAATGGATTAATGGAGTTACCGAATGAATGAACTAACCAAAAATAAACAAGAAACCGAAATAGCCCCCCGCGAGCAAGTCTTAAACGCCCATCAATTCCTAAAGGATTTTCTAGCGAAATTTGACCATGCAGAACGTGGCGGTATTCATGACTTTATGGAAATTGCATTATTCAATATGATTAACTTGTCTATCAAGAATATTGATGTTTACTTACAAAGTGGCCATCACCAAGTAAGTGCCACCGAAATTATGAGTATTGTGGCTGACTCATATCAAAAAGTATTGGATGGGATTAAGCGTAATTTGGGTGAGATGAGGCCGGTGAATTTCAGATGAGATTGTTTTAGGTGTTGGCATGCTTACAAAAATTTGTATCAAACACGGTGAACTAGATGAAAAAGATATACATGTTAATAAAAAAGGATGGAAGAAATGCCGAATTTGTGCCAGAGAAAGCTCTACAATACATAGGAAAGAGAATAAAGGGAAAGTTGCTGAGTTAAATAAAAATTGGCGAGAAAAAAATCCAGAATATCGGAAAAATAGAAGTCAGGACGAAAAAAATAGAGTCAATAAATTACAAAAACAATATTATCACAATCATAAAGATAGATATTGCGAGCTTAGAAAAAAAAATGTTAACAGAAAAATAGCCCACAAAATTGCGAGCATAGAGCTTAAAGATTCATATGTAAAAAGATTAATAACCCAAAGGTCTTTGTTAAATAGTAAAGATGTAACGCCAGAATGGATAGAATTAAAAAGGACTATCGTCAAGATAAAAAGAAAATTAAGGAACAAATGTGAAAATAAAGAATATTGATGATTTAAGACAACATGCTTTAAATACCCTTGAAGATTTAGATAATGGTAAAATTAGTATAGAACAGGCAGGTGTAACAGGTAAATTATGCGAAAATGTTATGTCAACTTTAAAAGTACAGGTGGAAGTAGCAAAAATGCTTGGGCGTGAGCCTAATATCCCTTTTTTGGGTAATACTTCAAAAGGTAGAATAATTAGTATTAAACAAAATAAAAGATTAGCTACAGATAAATAAGGATTTATTTTGTGATGAAGCAATTACGCCCCTATCAACAGGAAGTGTTAGACAAGCTAAAGATAAGGCTAAAAGAAACCGATCATCCACTATTGGTAAACGCCAGTGTGGGCTCAGGCAAATCGCTTATCATTGCCGAATTGTTGCGCCACGTAGAACGCGGCGGTTATCGCGCTCTGTGTCTGACAATGAATAGCACTCTGATTCGCCAGAATGCTGATACCTATACAAAACAAGGCGGTCACGCAGGTATATATTGCGCAACACTTAATATGAGAGATACACGCCAACCCATTATTTTTGCATCGCCTCTCTCTGTTAGAGGAAGCATAAAAAAAGGCCATACACTTTCAAAAATACCTTTTAACCTCATTATCGTTGATGAATGCCACAACATTAACTTTAATGAGAAAGGCACAACGTACATGCGCATATTTAACCATTATAATTCATTAGGTCAAAAAATTAGATTCGTTGGTTTAACGGGTACGCCCTATCGTGGAAAAGGTCATACCATTGTAGGTGACAACCTTTTCTTTAAAGAGGAAGTGTGTGCGATTACTGCCGATTGGTTAATTGAAAATACGTATCTCACACCGCCCAAATGGGGCTATTGTGAAAAAACACTGCAATATGATTTTCACGAATTGAAAGTTAATGCCATGGGTAAGTTTAATTCTGTTCAACTAGATGAAGCGATACACAAAAAGCCTCGCCTTACTGGTAAAATTATGGCTGAGGTCACAGAGATAGTTAAAAATCGTAAAGGCGCATTTATCTTTGCATCCAGCGTTAAACATTGTCAGGAATGTGCGGAATGGTTGCCACCGGATGAAACTGCAATCATTACGGGTGAAACACCGGACAATATGCGCGAGCTTTATATTACAAAAGCGCGTGCCGGTATCATCAAATACTTGGTCAATGTCAATGTGTTGAGTACAGGCGTAGACGTGCCTACCTTCGACACCATCGTCTTTGTACGCCCCACAGAATCGCTTGTATTATATATGCAGTGCTTAGGTCGAGGCTTACGCCTTGCAGATGGTAAAACGGATTGTTTGATTTTAGACTATGCAGGAAATCTGGATAGACACGGAGACATTGATAATCCAGTGATTAATAAAGCCATACAACCAAATGACCCTAATGATCCAGATTATTGCATTGAATGCTTTACTTGTAATTCTATGAACACGCTTATGTCACGGCGCTGTATCGGTTTCAAAGAGGATAAACGTTGCGATCATTGGTTTGAATGGCGAGATTGTCCGGGTTGTGGATCAAAAAACGATATTGTGTCACGTCAATGCCGATCTTGTCATACTGAGTTAATTGATCCTAATAGTAAATTAAGTCATTTTGCATCCATTAAAGATAAAATGCTTTTATACGTAAAAGAAACACAATATGCACTATCTATTGTAAACGGTTTTCCACGTTTTGATATTCGTTATTTAATCGATAAAACTAACAACCCTACATCTTACAAAATAGTACAAGAAAACTTTTTATTAAGCAGTGATAAAGCAGTTAGATTTTTTTATCATACGGTTGTACAATCCCATTTTATACATGCGCATCAAGCCTACTCTCGTTTACAAAATATTACATACTTGAAAAGCATTATTGAAAATGGCGAGTTATATTCACCGAGGGCAATACAGTGTGTAGAAATGGATAATAATCGTTTAAAAGTAATTGAAAAATATTTTGATCACCCAATAATAGAAACTGATTTACGGCAATTAGACGTACTCTATACATTCTATGATTTTGATCAACTAAAAAATACAGTCACGTTTGAATATTTAGTACGTGAAAATGAAATATTCAGTTTAATTAGAGATAGTTACCGATTAAAAACACCAACGTCCTATAAACGTTTTTCAAAAAATTATGGGTCAGTAGTTGCCAGTCATGTTGAAAGAATAATAGATATTAAACATCTAATAGAAACTCCTAGCAAAATATGGGTTGATATAAATAATAGGATGCAACGTTTTGTTAAAGATGCCCCAACTATTAAGGATGAACAGAGATATAATTTTTTATGTCAAAGAATAAATTTAAATACTATATTTGAAAAATGGTGTGAGATTATTAAAATTCAAATATTTAATAATTATATTTCTTATGATAGACAAGATAAATTTTTTAAAGTATTTAGAGTTAGAATATATGCATATTATAAATTTATTAGTGTTAAAGGAAATGAATTAGAAGGGTTAGTAAATATTTTATGTGATTTAACTGAAAGCGACCTCGATAAAATCCAATCAAAAGAATATCGCTATTTACAAGTTATAGCCGATGGCCTACATGGTGAAGATGTAGAGCAATGGAAAACGGCAGAGGATAAGATATTTCTGAAACAGAATTGCTATAATTGGCGAGAATAACTATAATAATATTAGGCTTCGGCGTGTGTCTTGCGCATATGATATCCACGGATGCCCCCTCGAAGCCTTTTCCAAAGCGAAAGCAGAGGACGGCAAACCTGTCTGCGTGACAGTGAGGCTATGAGATTCTAGGGGGTTTCAAAATCCCCCTGATTCGCCAGTTATAACCCACTCATGATTTTCATCCGGTATAAAACACATCGATGTAGACACCTTATCTCTCCAACGAATGCTATGTGAGACAAGCCAGCCTCCGAGTGTTTTAGCTCTAGCTGTAGCAAATGAGATAACTCCATTTTCGTGATGAAAAATATCTTCCCATGCTAATTGATTATTTGTCTTTTCTGTTTCAATTTCTAAACCGTCTATATTAACTTTCACTTAGGAGCCTCCGGTAAATAATTCCAATGTGTTACATATTTTGTAAGATCAACTTCATCTAGTTCGCCATTATAAAAACATTTATTAATATACATAGCTAATTCAGCTCTATCGTCACACCAAACCAACACATTGCTTTTATCAATAGGTAACTTTTCATTCACATCAAACCACTCTTTCTTCAAAGACAAACATTGATTTACTGCAATCTCAATAGTATTAAGCACTATATTAAAGCTTTTAATTTGATCTTCAAATATTGATAATACGAATGGTACAGAACAAGTATAAGATTCCATTTCTTTTCCGTCCTTAATATCTTCAAATGTGCTGCATTCTAAATCAATTCTTAAACATGATTGATTCTGATTTTTATCATAGATGTAATTTATTTTTATTTTCATTTTTTTATTCTCTAAATAGGTGGCCTATTTTCAGTTATTAGCTAATAGCTGGACGTCTCAACTTATCGTCGGCCATTAAAAGCGGCTGATCTTCTCAAATACTTCCAATAGATAATTCTCACGTCATTCTAATTTTGAGAAGATTAGCCATAAAAAGCGGCCTATTATACTAAATGGCACGCCGCTAGGACGGACAAATGCTTATTGGGAAACCCCACATTTAATATCGTCGGCCATAAACGTTTAGAGAGATGGACTCGAACCACCATTAGCTCCGTCAAAGGGAGCTGTCCGACCATTAGACGATCTCTAAATAAACAGGCGCAGCAGTCATTGTTGGTCTATTAGGCTCCAACTACCATATTGGGCGCGTTGTGACGAGCTACCATACGAGGACGCGCACTCCGCCTCTTAGGTCAATGCTCTGTTACTGCATAAACAGGCGGCAATCATAAGCAGTAGGGTATTTATTCCCATCTTTTAACTAACGCTGCTATTGGCTAGCACTTAGATTACCATAAAAGAGGTATCGTGGTTAGCCAAGGCGATCTTCATCTAAGAAGTAGCTGTACTAAAAAGATTGCTCCACGATACTTCATACACTGGCGGGATGTTCCAGTCTTTCACTGGAAAGCCAAGTAGGTGAATCGGCAGCTTTCACGAGAACTACGGTGTTTTTTTAACACTTCTCGCACCTAAGAAAGCTATGCAGCAAATTCTGCACCTCCATCCCATAAACATCATTTAAGCGGGCGACTAGATACTCTTTGGGGAGTCATCCCATGCCCTTTCTAATCGACCTAGCCGCTTTTGTTAGACACCGTTGACGCCACGGTACGGCTATGGTTTGCGGATTTCTGCCAGTGACTAAACTGGCTCACGCCCTCTTAAATGATACTTCGAGGGTAATAATAATATATCTATATACATATATCAATATATATTTATATATCTATTTATCTAAATATTTATTCAAAGCTTTAATCAAAATATCCCGTAAATTACGTTCATCTTCAACCATTTTACGTTTTACCTTTTTATAAAGCATAGAGGGAATATTAAACAAATACGGTTTTGTATCTGTATTATCTATGCGTTGAGTGAGTCGTTTATGATTTTCTTTCAAATCAAAATCAGCACCAGATTCAATTTTTGCCATGATAAAAATCCTCTAGTTCATTAGTAATCGCCACAATTTCCATCATGGCATCAGTGTTTCGTTCACATACGGTTCTTTTTTGTTCAAAAGATTGCATATACTCTTGAAGTTGATGTGTTCTATTTGAAAAAACGGGTAGTTCAAGTTTTTCTAATTTCTCAGTAATATCACGTCCAAGTATGGTGCCTTTAACACATTGGCTAACCACAAACGCTGCCTTAAGCTTGCCTTCGGTGATTTCTATGCGTTCTTTGATAAGCTTAACCAAAGGCTCAGTTGCCCATACATTTAAACAAGAAGGCTCGACAGGAATTAAGACTACATTAGCTGCCATGATACCGCACACCAATAAGCGACACATTGAGGGCTTACCATCAATAATGATGCGCTCATATTGTGATTTAAATTTCACCACATCTTTATCCATTGTATTAATCGGCAAACAAGTTAAATCAATTAGGTCGCCGCCAGATTCCTCATGCCAGCGTAAAGCCGAACCTTGGGCATCACAGTCCACCAGTAATGTTTTAAAGCCACGCTTCGTATATTCTCGCGCCATATTAATAGCAAGTGTAGTCTTTCCCGATCCACCTTTTTGATTTAATATTGAGATAATCATATATATACCTATATAAATGTAGGTATGTATAATTATATAAATATATATGAATGTCAAGATAGGATGATATATGAAATCAGAAATAAATAATGTAAAAGTTGCTCACGATATGCTTAATATTTTGGAAAATGTCGATTTGCCTAATGTACGAAATAGAATATATGTTCCTGAATGGATAAACATCGGAATCTCTTACCCTGAATATAATGTGAATGTATTACTCACGGATGGTAAAACTATTGGGTTTGGTTATCTCACTAAAGATGGTAAAACTAAACACTGGAAATCTCATCAGTGTTTAGGCTGGATTACTCATTGGATGACGCTACCGGAACTACCTCAATCCTATGTTCTACATGGAACAACCAATTTAGAAGAAACTGGTAGTTAATTGGTAGTTGATCGATAATCTTTCAAATATGTTTTGATAACTTCTCGTGCGGCATCAGTTCCCCATACTACAACCGCCTCATAACCTCGCTGCGCCTTCCTATCCAAAAAAGCCTGTTGCTCTTTGCTAGGTTTGTTTTTCCCAACTTTAAGTTCTATCCAGAGTCCTGCTTTGCCATTTATAGGTAAAGCTAGAAAAAAATCAGCCACACCTCGTTTAACCCCCATTTTTTTCAATATCAGCCCTTCTTGCGGGCTGCATCGGCGTTCATTAGCAAAATGGTGAAAGTCATCATCAAGCTCAGGATAAGAGTGTTTAAACCAGTTCACTGTATTAATATGATCAACTCGCTCTAATTGGGCCATGCCAGAACTCCTCATGACCACATAACATACAGACATTACGCTGATTCCCATCCCATTTTGTTACCTTCCAACGATGGGGTCTAAAAAAATGACAAAGTATGCGTGAGATTATTTTCATTTGCTCTCCCTGAGCTAGACTTCGTTAAGGCTTTCTAATACTTCCAAAGAAAAATGCAAGTATTGTAATAAATCCCGCCGATAACTGACCAATCAGCATATTCAATATATCATGATCTGTAGAATCACGAGGTGTGATTGCAATTAAAAATGCCATGCCAAAAAAACCGAGTACTACTACTATCGCAATAAAATCCATCACAAAATCACGTCTACCAAATAGTAGTGTTTTCTTAATATCGAGATTATTCTCATTCTCGATAGAATTATTTTCTCTTTGCGTTTCATCCATTATATCAACAACTCAAAATGGCCAAGATCTCTGAATGATTCATCTTTTACTTGGGTGTCATTATTCCAATCACCACCCCATTTTAATGTATGTGTGATTTTAGCTTCCTCTTTGAGTTTAAATGCAATACCCATAATAATCCCTGCAAAGTAAACAAAACGCTGTGAATCACTCCAATCAATAGGGAATGGCGCAATATCGACTGCTAATGAAGGGGATTTATTATGTTTGCCATTGGGCCAATGAAGCTCGGTATCACCCGCAGCAAACGCAGCTTCTTGGGCTGCTTGTCCACGATGACCTTCTATGACTGAAAAATTGATATATTTGATTGCTTCATTCATGACAACTTGTAAATCACTATCACAAGTAGCCAATTGTTTTTTTGATTCAGCTCCAAATAGAGGCATATATTTCCACCTTTCATAACTCAGTTAGGATGCTTTATTTTTAAGCAAAACATCCCCCCCTAGAGCAATCATAAAAAACAGCACCAATCCTTGGCGCATCATGATTATTTTTGGATAATGTAACTGAATGTACCCACACCAGCATCAGCACTGGATGTAACCACAAAACTTCCATTACCCGGAACAATTTTTAACACAGATGCAGCATTGGCTTGTGTTACCCAATTACCGATCACAACACTTGTTGTAGTACAGAATGCATCAGTAAAGGATTGAGCGGCAGCTCCACCCGCAGCAGCAGCAGCATCAACAGACTTCATGCGTACAGCAGCCGTCGACACGACAATTCCGCCTGTAGAAGCCAAAATATCAGGAATCGTGTAGGTTGTTGTCTGACCCATAACACCATTACTAACAATAGTATTAAAGTTAGCGCCAGCATTAACAGGTAATAACTCCAAGAAGCCATTAGTAGCTGTAGGCGGAAACAACTTCAATGAAGATGCAACACCACTAGATCCTAATTGTGCTACTGGATTTAAAGTGACAACACCTGCATTAGAAATAGTTGTAGCACCAGACATCGCAACCGATGTAGGTACAGCACCCGCACTACCCACTAAAATATTGCCTGATGCTAATGATGCAAGCTTACTAAAGTCAATTGCCGCTGCTGCATTAATATCAGAATTTACAATGACGCCGGGTTGAATTGCTGTCACACCTGCATTACTAATACCAATATCGCCCGTCATCGCAACGCCTGTTGCAACGTTTGAAGCATTCCCTACAAATACATTGCCACTTGATAAGGTACTAGATAATCCTGCATTACCTGTTAAGGCTACAAATGCACCAGTTGCTGAGTCATATGTATAAAACCCAATCCCATCAGTTAAATAAATCAACCATAAATCTGTTACTGCTGTTTCAAAGACACCATTTTGCAGCGCTTCAACTTGAGCTGAAATAACAGGGCCAGTAAAAAAACCATTAGTTGTAATTTCAGCAGCAGTATCATCTGTCACCATTGTTACTATGTTTGGGTCGCCGTTAAAATTTCGTGCAATCGCTAAAATAGCCATTCCTTTATCTCCTTAAATAATCCATTAATTTATCTTACTATATGCTTTAAATTTTTACGTCTTATCCTATCTAGATCATCCACACCTAGATAGCCTACACCTTCTGCCGCAGCGTCAGTGCGTACACCAAATTTACCAGAATCGCCAGCTCGTTCAATAAGTTCATCATGACCGGCGAATCCACATCCTTTACCTTCTCTAACCTCTATTGGTTTTTTTGGAACATCATCGTAAGCCATGATTCACTCCTTTAATATTTACCTTCCTTTTTCATTGGTTTCTTTTTTTTCTCCATCTTCTTTTCGGGCATTTTCTTTTCTTGCTTTTTCATCCTTTACCTCCACGATTTCCATTGTCTAACACACGGTTGGCCTTAGCATCTATTTTTGATTTAGATGATGAGGATAGTTTGCCTTTGTTTACCATTTGCGTCGCACGTGCTTTGGCATTGGAAGCATGTGCCTTATCGGGCATCGGGTATTTTTCTTCACCCGGCATCCCAAAATCACTCTTGGGGAGTTTGTTCCGCTTGTTCGCCGTTAGTGTCGCCATCGTTGCTCTCTCCTTGAACTTTCTTAGCTAACTCTTCCATTTGTGCTTTTGCATCCGCTTCAATTTTATCAATCATGGCATTACAGGCAAAAATAGCGCCTTGCACTTGTTGAAACTGAGCTGATAATTGGCCGCTTTGCTGAACGAACGCATCGCGCTGTTGTATGAATTGCTGTAATAAACTTAACTTTGCATCAGACATCTTTAACTCTCCATGTTGATTTAAAAAATACTTAATTACTTTAACAGTTAATTTTGTCATATTATATTTTTTATATCTATAACAACTTATCTTCGTCTTCTTGCATATAGTGCACCACAAGCTGTGGGAGCCGTCCCAGTAAAAGCGGATGACACAGATAAATAAACTGTTTGGTTTCCTGAGACATTTATCCTTTGCTGAGGAACAGGAAATGCTAATACTGTGGTCACACCTGCTGTATATTTTGTAGTTAAAGAATTATCGATAGGAGTAGCTGATGATGTTCCTATCCATCCTGAAACAGCGGTCATTAAATTAACACCACTAAATATGAAAAAGTTCCCCCATACGTCATAATCACCTGCTGTTAAAGCTATTGAAGTTATATCATAAGAAGTTGTAGTGGTAGTAAGTGTTATAGCGCTAGCAAATAAAACTTGGTTAGAAAAAACTTCTCCAACAAAACCTGCGGCCGCGTTACCACCTGCCGAGGTACCGTTTACTTGAGCGCCCCCGGTTCCTTTACCATTGAGTGACAATGTAATATTGGTGTCGGTTCCTGCCACACCAATGCCGGGTGACGTACCTGTTGCAGAATTTTGTAAAACCGGATAATTGACAGCCGATGCAACAGGATTTAAACCAATAATTACATTGCCATTGGTATCTAAAACACTAGTAACAATTTTGGGCGAAGTTAATGTTTTATTTGTGAATGTTTCCACACCAGCAAGCGTTGCTAGTGTTCCGCTAGTTGGAAAGGTGACGCCCGTAATGCCAGTTAAAGTAAAGGTTGAAGCAAATGCACCACTAAAGGTAACTGCCGCACCCCATGTCATATTGCCAGTATTGGCAACGCCCGTACCCCCATTTGTCGGTGATAATGGAAAACTTGGAATTTGTGAAGTCGTCGCTAACGTTCCCGTTGTTGGGAAAGTAACATTCGTAATACCCGTATAAGTTTGGGTAACTGCAAATGCACCAGATGTAGCAAAGGCAGCCGCAAAGTTTAAATTACCAGCATAGGTTGCAGTAGACGCCCCATTATTGACACCTGTACCGCCTCTCGTTCCACTGAGTTGTCCAGTCCATCCAAGCGTTAATGAAGTCGCAGCCAATAATGCAGTAGTAGGAGAACCACCTAACGTTAATGTAACGTTAGTGTCATCCGTTTTTGTTAGAGCTGCGCTTGAGGGTGCGGCCTGCGCTGCCCATATTGGATTGGCAGCAGCGCCTTGGGTCTGTAAAAAATTACCAGATGTACCGGGTACCAATACAACCCATGTACTTGAATTTCTATACAGAATACTACCTTGCGTTGAACCAATAGCAGCATCTATTGTTGCAGTTAATGTATTGGCAATCGGTGCAGCACTTCCACCTGTAATATTAGCTAGGATATTATTTGAAGCTATTGAAGCTAAGCTCACAGTAATGGAACCAGCCCCATTACCTACAAGTATTCCAGTTCCAGAATTGATGGCAGCGGCTACAGGATCAGCACCCGTTGATCCAATCAGTATTTGCCCTGAACTCAAAACTATAGGATTGATAGCCGTTGATCCTTCACCTATTAAAATTCCATGAGCTGTTGGATTACTTAAGCCTAATCCACCCCGAGTCGGTGATAACGTACCTGTCCAACCCAAAGTTAAAGAAACAGCCTCTAACAATGCAGTCGCAGGCGTTCCCCCTAATGTTAGTGTGACGTTAGTATCATCGTTCTTGGTTAGTGCTGAAGGCGTACCAGCAGGAATATCAGTTAGATAAGCTAACGTACCGTTAGCATCTTGAAATGTAACTGTCCTTGTTGCAGCCGTATTTGCAAAACTAAAAATAGTTTGATGTTGATAACCTGTTCCAGAATCTAATAATAAAGGCGTATTACCTGTCGAACTAATAATATTTGAACCTGTGCCTTTTGCGACTATCGATATTCCAATAGCTCCATCGGCTCCGGCTGCAAGCAAATTCGGATTAAAACCAGTTACTGAATTTACAAAATTAAAATAATTTATGGCTGAAGGAACAGCACTAAACTGCATGACAATATTGCCATTCGCATCTTTAATACCCGCAGGCGCCTGCATATAGCTTACCATTCCGGGGCCATAATAATCGGTATCTAAAACGGCTATATTGAGTGTAGCAACGCCTGTTGTAATAGTTTGCTTTAATATTCCGTTAGCCAATGCGCCAAGATTTTGCGCATCAGGCAAACTGACGTCAGCGGTATAAGTAATAAATGGGCCTACGGTAAAAGCACTTTCTTGTAATTGCGTCCAAGCGCCTAAGGTCGCATCATAATACTCATAGAGCTGATCATCAGTATTAAAACGTAGACGGTAGTTAATTGTAGAAGAAGGTGTTGGCCTTTGTGCTGTTGTGCCGGGGGGCAAAAAAGTCCATGGATTATTTAAAATCACATTTGCGCCACTGCGCAAGCTCGGCATAATATCATTATTATTGATATTACCTGCATTCGTCATCTGACTGAACTTTATAGTATCAACCATCACGATATCCTTGTGATTAAGTGATATTAACCTTGAAGCTGTCTTAATGACATGCCGACGTAAGCATTAGTATCTGGTGTTATAAAATGAAGCACATCTCCACCGCTCACATATCGTTTTTGCGGCCTAAACTCATTATATTGCTCAACTCCCGATGTTCCACTCACAGGAACAGTAGGTGTCGTATTTTTAGAAACAAATACATTAGAGTTTTCAGTATAACTAAAATAAGCCTGATATTGTTGGAGAGAAGTACCCGGTACAGTAAATGTTTGTCCTACATTTGCGGCACAGTTCACCTGAAAACAGGTATCACTAAATGGTATTGTTTCGTTGTAGTTGCTGTTGTATGGAATAGTCATATTATCCGTCCTTGTGATTATTGATACCTTATACACTTTCTAACTAATGCTGTGGGTTGGACAAGGCTAAATGCTGCTCCCCCCCCGCCCGACCATGTAATGCCCGGATTACCGGGAGTGAAAAAATCAGCTCCAATTGCAGTAGTTCGGTTTGTAAATGCCCCACTTGCAACCGGAACATTCGCTGGAATATTACTACTTGTCAATGAAGTATTAGAAGCTCCACCTTTTAATCCAACGCCATTTATTCCGCTTAATGTCGCCCCACCATCACCGGCTGTTGTCCATCCTAGTAAGTTTGGCACATTAAATGTTGTTGATCCATCACCATTACCCCATGCAAAAAAGCGTACTATCGATGCCCCTGTAACTGTCGCATTTGCCGACATAGTGACTGTCGTACCTACTATATTGCTAATAGTGGTTGCAGCCGGAACGCCAATCCCCTCTATTGCCATACCAATATGATAAATAGCATTTGAGGCAACCGTAAAGGTATTAACGCCGCTCGTTAATGTGACTGATTCATTCATCGTTAGTGTATTAAATAATAAATAATCACGTACTCGATCTTTAGCTGTACCATCGCAATAGTAATAATGTTGAGGGATAATAAAACCACCATAATCAATAATGGTTCCAATAGGTACAATAGGGTAAGCCGTATTGTAGGTATGATCTATTTGGCGGTTAATTGTATCCTGTTCAAAAGATGGTTCAAATGGTTGTTCTTGAACTACAAGCTGAATACTCGTGACATAAATATCGATGTTACTTGGCAAATGTAGCAAATAATCAATATAGGCCGCTGGTGGTACATCAGGATTTGTTGAATCAGTTAATGTTGCATGACCTGTGTATTCATTCCATGCTTCATTAATGGGTATTAAAGGTAAAATTGTCGCCAAAACTGCATTATTTGAATCAACTAACGTTGCAGAAATAGATTGAGGGCTTCCATTCAGTTTTGAAGTAATCGTAGTTGAGACAATTTTATCAGCCCATAACATACCGTTTTGCTCGAATCGTTGACGCAAAATAACCGAATCCGCAGTCCAGCCATTTAACGTGAGTTGTAGAGCATATGGCGCATTCGACGGGTTAATATTGGAATTATTTAACGGTACCTGCGTTATTGTGACGGTGCCGGTACCAGCAAGTAAAAGCGTCCAGCCCGGGGCAAGCTCAATAGGATCGGGATCAGTGCCCGCAATCGTCACCGGATTTTGAAGACTCATTAATGCAAATTGTGGATTGGTCACTTGATTGCTTGAAGCAAATGCTACGGTATTAATGGGTGTTGAACTACCTGATCCGGGTTCATAATTATCAACTTCATAGATTAATGGGTCTTGCTGTGTAGGGCCTTGGCGAAATTCAAGCCGATAAAAGGTGTCTGGTTCAAAGTAAATATCAACGGGTAGCGTGCCATTAGCTAAAAATCGAATAGGGTTAGTCCAAGGCACATTTAATTCTGGATCGTGATAAACGGTCGCAGGAATATAGGGAATAGTATTTTCAAGCACGAACATATAGAACGTGTCATCGAATAACTTCCCTTGTAAATCCACCTCTGACCAAATGGGGTTAAATCCCCGAATTCCTAATGCCATGTTGATATCCTTATCAAATTATTTCTTTTTAGGCTTTTTAGTTTTGCGTGCTTTGGAATAAGCAATCGCAACCGCTTGTTTTTGAGGTTTTCCAGCGCTCATTTCACGCTTAATATTCTCCGAAAACCCGGCTCTCCCCTTCGCTTTTTGTCCGCTTATCAATGGCATTCTCGACTCCTTGTCAATTAATGCTTGCTTTTTTTACATTTTAGGCTTAACCTGTCATTTTTTGAGAGGTTATTATGGTTACTTTAATATTATTCTGTATAGCTTATGCTATCGTATCCCCAATTGTGGATGAAATGTCACAATAAATCTAAAATAGTTTTACCGCCAAAAGCTAAGCCGCCAGCAGCACCACCTTTTATGAATATATCTTTTAAAGCTTTTTTGGCGGCGTTTTTTTCCTGTAGTCCTTTAAATTGTTGAGCTGCTTCTGGATGCTGTTTTAAAAATACATTCATTGGTTTTGAAGTTGTATCTAACAAGCTCGTAGCATTTTTAGGTTCTACTCGTAAATCTTCATTTACAAGTTTACCGATCCCTTTTCCACCGGCTTCTCTTAAATTTTTATTGTAATAAGTATCCATTATTTTTTTAAATGTATTTTTTCCCTGACGTAAGACATGAGTTATATCACCATGGCCTTTTTGAGTTAAATCATTTTCTAATTCTTTATTAATTCTATTACGTAAATCTAAAGTATTTTCACCACGAGTTTCTATTACAGCATCTTCATTAAGTAAATCTTTTGAACCCTTTTTATAAAGACTGCTTTGTAGTTTATGAATAGCATCATAATCACCTAATTTTGCACGGTCTACTAACTCTTTATGTGTTTTACTCTGCATTGTAGGATAATCAAGAATTTCATCTAACGTATTAGGATTAATATTAACATTTACATTACGTTTTTTAATAGTACGTCTCACATAATCATATAATTCATCAGCCGTGTTGCTTAAAATATCATGTGGTTTTTGGATAGCCTGAAATAAGGATTTAGGTGTTGCATCGTTAGTTAACCCACGTAAAAATACGGGTACTTGATTCGCGACAGACGAGCCTACTTTAGCTGCACCACCTAGCGTTACTGCACCAGCAGCACCAAGTGCCTTATTTACTGCATCGCCCGGTGTTGCAATAGCGCCTGTTCCCGCCAAAGCCGTCGCATTTTGTAACGCTTTAGGTATTCCAGCAAGCTTTGTGCCACCCTTTAACATGCCAAATAGTTTACCGACTGGCCCTAACCCTCCAAGAAATTCAGCACCGGTCTGCATAGCGCTTTCAGTATCATTTTGAGGTTTAGGCAAATAATCAGTAAAATCTTGATTCGCAAAATTCTTGGCAGTCTCACCCGGAATCATGGACGCTACACCCTGAAAAGGTGTTGCAACACCTTGCATCAGTCCACCCGCCACAACCGGTATACCATTAGTATCTGCTTGAGCATTGGCAGCCATTTTTTGAAGCCGAGGGTTTTGATCCTTAGGTGTCACAGTTAGCATCATATCGCGTAACCAATTCGGCAAATTGGGATATTGTTGCGAAATTTGTTGCTTAGCCAAATCCATTGCTTTTTTCTGATCTTCTTCAGATAAATCATTAAATGAAGTTTGCTTTCCACCTTCCAAACGTTCCAAAAGAGCTGGATCAGTAACCGGAGGGCCGTATTTAGGCGAGTTAGAAGGTTGCGAAGACATACCTTCAAGCTCATCAATCAAACTCTGATTCGTAACGGGAGATCCATATTTAGCCATATTATTGGTCTCCTAAATAGGGTACCCATTGACCATTAATTTTATGGTAAGTAGTTCCTCCATCATGTACTACCTTATCAACATTACTTTTATTAGCAGGTGTCTTGGTGGCAGGCTTAGTATTTTTCCCAACCGTAAATTGCCCATCCTTAAAATCAATTTTATTTAATGTAATAGGCGATGACGCATGATTTCTATACGTTTCAGTTTCGGTATTCAATATCTTATTCAATTGTTCCCATTGAGCCTTAGCCACTTTTGGGTCTTTATACCATGTTGCAGGATTAGCTAACTTTTGTAGCCTTGCCATTGCAGTTGGCTGAATAGAATCACCATAAAATTGACGCATTTGGTCTACCATCAATGAAGCGGAATTAACTGCTTTTTGATGCGCTATATATTGATCCGATGGATTACCTGCAACCGATTGCGCAGAATCTTTTAACCAATTTCCAGTTCCTTTTAAGCCTGAATAACGTGTTAAATCATCTGGATCAATTGAATTTCGTGTTTTATCTAAATTTTCAGCGCGTAATAATAAATTTCGCGCCTGAGCATCACTGGTTTGCTTATTAATCTTCCGTTCATAAGCGGCTCTTTCTTCAGGTGTGCGAGGGTTATTATCCGTCGTGGTAACGGGTGTTGCTGTGCCATTTGAAGCATTAGGAGTACCCACGACATTATTGCCATTTGTATCATACTCATAACCTGTATCATTACCGGTACCTTGGTGGACACCTTTTTGGTTATGCAAAATATCTATTGCGCCTTGGCCTTTACCCTCAGCAATTTCTTTACCAAGTGGAGAAGTTGCACGAATGCCCGATGTCTGCATTAAATTATTTCGGTAATCCAGTAAAGATTGATGACCTTGTAATGCTAAATCATGCGCTGCTTTAGCCTGAACATAACGGGGATCATCTTCACCAAATTGCTGTCGTAATTGTTCCACATACATCGCATTTGCCACATCACCGGATGGGTGAAGTTGCCCATAATATTTATTCAGCATCATTTTATGGATTAAATCACTTCCTGTACTTAATCCTTTTGAAAATGCATCGCCCGGTTGCTCAGGCATTGGTATATCGAGAGCCATGATTAACCTCCAAGAAACCAATTTTTAAGGCCGCCAGCCGCACCACCCGCATCGGCTGGCCCTTTACCTATTCCACCCGTCGCAAGCCCAATTCCTGTGCCCAATAACTGACCCATTAATGTACCCGGCGCATTCTGATTTCCATAGGCCATTTGTGCAGAGTTACCCCCCATGGTCATCGCATTAGAGCCCATAGAACCCGCTGCCCCCGCACCCGTATTGAAGATATTAGTGCCTATTTGCGTACCCGCTAGGTACTTTTGCATGAGGTTATCGAGATAGTTTTGTCTATCATCTAAGCCAATTTGGGTCGTTCCTTTTTGAATAGCATTGAGTGCTGTATTCGATCCCATCAGCCCCATACTGCTTGCCGCATCTAGTCCGTGTTCTTGTGCCATTCCTTCCGCGTTCTTGGCAGAGGGTGACTCACTATACCCATTTGTCCAATCAGCTTGTAAAGCGGCAGGATTAAGCAATTTCTGCATAGCCTGTGACAAACTGCCATGGGCATCTTGTCCAAACTGGCTATAAGGCTGCAAATAGCCTTGGCCTTGATTGTAGTATTGATCTAACTGATCTTGGCCTTTTTGATATCCCTTTTCGGGATGCAAAAAGCTATCAAACATATTCCCAACGCCGTCTAAAAAACTCATGTGAAACTCCTTATGGATAGGCGGTCGTCGTGAATTTAACTAACGCACCGGCTTGTCTCCCTACATATTCGTTGTTCGTCGTGTCATACAACAATATACCATTACTGAGTTGTCCAGCAGTATTCATATCTGTAATTTGTGTTTGCGTGTATCCAATTGCAGTTAGCAAATTAAATGCGTTTTGGATATCGCTTGTATTTTCATTTAAAGCGTCTACCAGCACCCAAAGCCATTGTAAAAACTGTGTGTCAAACTGAGTGTTACTCGCAATCGGCACTGAATCTATTCGATCTAGAAAGATACTCATTAGTTCGCCCCACCGCTCACACGTTTTGTATTACGAACGCCACCCAATATAACAATGGGTGCAGAGGACACACACACTAATCTGTAGCACCTGTTTCGACTGCATCCCAACTCATACCATCGCATTCGCCATCGGTAGGCACCAAGGGGGCTAAACTCTCGTACGTCTGCGGGTAAATAAGATTCACCGCCGTCATCAGAATAATAAAGCTCAATATAAGGCTTAAACAGGTCACAATAATGATTGTCATCAAACGTCGGAGTATTCGAGCCTTCCGCGATAATGTACTTGCCATCTTCCGTAAGCATGTAAATGGGGGAAAGTGGTGTACTATCTTCCCCAACAATAAAGGTAGTATTGATAAAAGGAGCGCAACTCTTATAAAAAGTTTTGTTCCCAAAAACGAAATCGATTTCAACATACTCATCTGAAAACTCCGCATAATCATCTAAAAATAATTGTTTAGTCACTAGTTCATAACGCATAGGGTATTTTAAAAATGCATCAATCGCTTGTGCATTTGGTTGATCAGGGTTTCTAAGCTCATTGTGATAAATATTGCCTGCCATAGCGTAAATCGCAGGATCACCTTGCACAATCACTAAATGAGTATTATTGAAATAGACATGCTTTTGAATACGGTTTCGTTCACCATTCAATTCGATACATCTTCCCCATTTTTGCGTTTCAAAGTTATATTCAATGGAGCTTGCATTCTCAATAATATCTAAATCACCCAACCCCATAAAAGTACCCGCTGAGGCTCTATAAAATATTGTATTCTCATATTGGTATAAGAATGCATCCACATCCGTAGTAAAAAATGGGCTTAACGTATCTGGATGGTTTGAATTTTCAAGCAAGACGTTAATCGCCTGCGTTGAAATATCTTGTGGTGTTTGGCCATTACTCATCATAAATGATACGACACCATCCGCATTCTCAGCCAGCCACACCATCATTCCAAATCCAACCGATAAACTGTTGGGGTCGGCAATGCCAAAGTCAAAGTTATATGAACTATTCAATTTCCAAGGAAACTCACTGGTTACGCCACCCACCGTAATTTGTGTAATAATGTTAGCCCATACATCAGTTGTAAAATTACACATAATGTAAAGCTGGTTGTGTAGCACTGCAAATTGTCCAATAACACCGGATGCGCGGCCATTGAGCGCAGCACCATTGATAGTAAAATAGGTATTCGCATTACCTGTCAAATTAATCGTACTCAGATAAAAATCTGGTGTATCAGCAACGCTTACCACAAAACGATTGCCGAATGCCGCAACATAACGAGGTTTACCACCCGTAGTTGATCCACCCGGCGCATTTGGGTCAGTTACCACAACCGCTGTTACCGTTGATCCATTTTCTGTGATCACGAAAATATTATTTCCATCCGTCATCATATTATAAACGATGGTACCAACCGCAAGCGTTGCAAACCAAAGTGGCGTACCAAGTGATACGCTAATCGGTAATACTTTTGCATTATAAAACCGGTCATACTGAATGACAGTCGTGCCATCCACTACATACAAAAAATCGATGGATTTAAATTCAGCCCGAGGCTCAGCATTAAAAATGAGTCTATTTTCATTCAGAAAATTGATATGTTGGCGCCCCATTGCAGGGTATAGCGCTTGCTTTTTCTTAGCGGAGTCAACTTGAATGCCGTACCAATTAGCACAATCCATAGCGCCAAATTGGATAAAGCGTTGAACATCGTAATAGCAAAATATGGGCAATGGCTCGATCGCTGCTACATCCTGTTTCTGTAAAGCTGCCATTAGATACCAGCCCTGACTCGCCAAGAGCCATTCAGCAAACTTTGTTCATCGCCGGAAATAGACAGATTCACTTCCGATGCCGCTTCCATTTGCGCCTTCAGTTCTCGATAGTCAGCTTCTAAATCCGACGTCCATGCTCCACTTCGACCTTTGAATTTCGATACATATTTTGCCACCGCATAGAGGAAAAATAGTTCTTGATAGTCTGGCAATCCATCCAGCGTATCATTCGCTGTCAATGGCAATTTCTGAAACTTCCCCCGACAAAAGAATTGAAAAAATTGGCTAGGTGCAGGATACAATCTTGCTCTAACCAGTTGTGTATCGGGAAAAGTAATAATAAAGCGCGGCAAGCCTTGTAATGGCTCGTATTTCCATGCCGCCAAGTATTCATCCCTGCTTTTATCAATCAGCGGATAAGTCACACCGCTTAATTGAAGCCACGCACTATCCAAGTTAGCCAATCGGCCTTCTCGTATATAGGCTATGTCTGGCGTTGCCACTTCATGTGAGAACGTTAAGACTGAGGCACCATTTAACGTTGCATTCAAGGTCATCGTGACCACGTTTCCAACAATGGTTAAAATCGTCGCTCCTAGCGGAATCCCTCCACCAGAAACACCGTCCCCTACACTGTAAATTGCACCATTTGCTACCGTAAAACTAGGTGAAACAGCAGTCAATGTGCAGGTTTCTTGCTGAGTTGTAACTGGCCCCACATAATCGGGTGAGACAAACCAAATTTCACTCACGGGTAAATTGACATCCACAGTCACCGTTTTTGCAATGGGTAATAACAAACCCGATGAGGCATAGTTCGTTAAAATTTGATTCAACACTCGTATAGCAAGATTCTCATCATCACCGTGCAATGGCACCGTAGGTGTTGAAGCCGTAATCAGTCGATACATTTGAAATACAAATTGTCGAACCGTGCTTGCCATTAGTTAGTCTCATTAGGTAAAAAACCGTCCTTTACTTCAAACACAGAATCATCATTCGGTAACACATCATCAAGCTCGTCTATCAGCTCAGATTTTACCTTCGACTTTGATTTTGGTTTGGTTTTTTGTTTGGGTTGAACTACTACTTCCGGTACCGTTGCAAACCAAATACCTGATTCCATCGCTGCTTCATATTTATCCCATGACTCAACCAATCTTTTTTCACCTTTCGCGCCATAAACAAATGTGCGAAATTTTTCTTTATCAACAATTCGGCCTAGATAGGTTGCTGGTGTTCCTTTCATCTTTTCACCTCTTTACAAAACGACGCCCTCATTTCTGAGGGCGACTAATTTAGCTTACGAACAAATACGAACCGCAAACTCAGGGTTAATTGCAACACCGCAAATTACGTCGATACGATCTAACTGTTCATAGTTTCTGATATCAGCACCGAGCGAATACGTCATTGCCAACTTGTAAAGGTCGGAATAACGAGTCACTGCTTCAACACCGCCTCTCAATTCTTTGATAGGGGGCGCTGCAAACACGACTGCTTGTGTGTGATATGCGAGTGATACATTGTGTGAGCTACGCAATAACATTTGTGCACCATTTGGAATCGCAGCAGAAATGTTTTGTCTTGCGCCATCGATCACAATTGTTGGATTTACTGGAATGTCCGCAGTGCCACCACCACCGGTGGTTACAGTTGCAGTCACTACAAACTGTGCGCGTTGTGATAATGCTTCGTAATTTAATGGATTAACCATAAATACGCCGGATGCATCATCAACCTCGATAATGTCACCGATATTAAACGCTACAGTATTTGGCACTAATCCCGTTACAGAAATTGTGTTTCCACCAACGATAGGGCCGTTTGTCACAGTACCCGCAAGTGAAAATCCAGCGGGCGGTGTTCCACCAGCTTGACCTGCACCTGCAATTTGACGTGTCAAGAAATTGGTCTTGAAAAAGTCAAATCCAGATAAATGACCTACGAATCCATCAATCAACGCACCGGTATTAACGGTATTGTTGAATGTGTTGAATAAGTCATTAGACAGGTTTGCAGCAATACGAGGGCCGACACCACAATAGCGTTTGCCATCTTCAGGTATAGCCAATTCTGTCATGTAAGCATCAGCACTTAAAATAGTGTTGAAGTCGACTGGCACGCCCGGTGTTCCTACCGCTTGGTAGGTTTGTGTTTGGAATTCGGATGCAATGAATCGCTCAACCATGTTACCCAAACGTTTTGCACGAGGTGCATTCGCCATTTCCAAATAAGGCTCATCGCGTGCGCGATCAAAGGTCAATTCAAACCCTGTGTAGTCCAACATGATTCGGAATTGCTTTGTGATCGTTAACGGTCTGATAATCTGTACGCGAGCTTCAGAGGTTGCACTTGCGCCTTCGCCGCCCAAATATCTTTCTTCTAAACGATAGTCTAGAGTTTGGCCGGTTGCAAAGCGTAAATTCTTAAAATCACCTTCGAGGTTACGATTGGATGTTCTTGCGAATGATAATGAGTTCCAAAACCTAACGAACACATCATCGAGTACATATTGGGTTTCTCTAAATAAATTGGCCATAATAAATACACTCCGTGTAATATGGAATCAATCAAAAATTGTCTAATTAAAGACGCCGTTTCATTGTCCAAGCGGAGAGACTGTATTATTACGCGCTCTAGTTCTAGCGATGCGGAAGCTAGTTAAATACACGCATCTATATTCAGAATATAGAATGGATAGTAAATTGTCAATCATGATATAATATATCATCAAGTCTAGCCCGACGGGGCGAATAGTAATCTCATCAGTTACGTGACTTGACTATTATTATGATGACCTTGATGGGGGAATAAATGAAAAATAATATTTGTATTATAGATGGGTGTGACCGTTTAAGAGATAAAAAACAAAACCGCCGTATCTGTCAAATGCATCGTGTTCGATATAGTAGGCATAAATCTTACGATCTTCAAAGTGCGCCAAAATTGCCTAACGGTATTCTCAAAATATGTAAAAAGCATGGTGATCTTAGTTCACTACAAGTTTATAAAAGAACTCCAAAAAAAGATTGGTTATCATGCAGATTATGTGCTAAAGCAAGAAATGATCGATTTAATGCAAATAATCCTGTTCGTATTATACATAAAAATTATTACTATCTTACAAAATACAGAACAAAAATTAGCAAAAATGATTATTATGAAATGTTAAAACTACAAAATAACCTATGCGCAATATGTAAAAACCCTGAAAAAATATCTACATCACCTAAAAATGATAATCCTAAACGGTTAGCAATAGATCATTGCCACAAAACAGGTAAAATTCGTGGGTTGTTATGCCATAAATGTAATGTATCTATAGGCGCAATGCATGAATCAATAGAAATATTACAAAGCGCCATAGCATACTTAAAAAAACATCAATAGTTATCGGTTCGCCTTATGTCGAGTTTTAACAGTCGCAAGTCGCTTCGCATCCGCCTTCGCCAACAAATCATCCCCCGATGTATCCTTTTGTTTAGGTTGAACCTTCGTGACTGCATCTTCACGGGTTCGCCCTAGGGGTCGAGGCGTTTTTGTGGTGGATTTGTTACGACGCATCCGCTCTTCAAGTTTACCCATTTCAACCATGCGGGCATAGGGATCGGGTAGTTTTGAGATGCGTTCAATTTCTTGCGGATGACGTTTGCTTGCGGCATAGATGAATGCGGTAGGATCTGCCATGGCACGAAGTGATAATGTCATCGCATCATCCATGGGTTGCGCGCCGACCACTTCCTTAAAGTCTTGAAAACGATCCATTCCCGTTGTAAATTTCTTGTGAAACTCACGTTGTACTTGCTCTTCTTTAACAGCACGTTCACGTTGCTGCGTTTCATTTGTCATGCTGTTAACAGTTTGCTTCACAAAATCAGTAAGTTGCGTTTGCCATGATCCTTCATCATTGGGATCGTATTTAAAATCAGCCGCCGCTTTTTGTACCTCACTGCTTGCGCCTTTACTGGCTAATTGCTGGCGCAACACTTGCAGTTCATGATCACGTTGATCAATATCACGCTGGTATTGTTTTTCTTTTCGATCAAGGCGCTCTTTCATGCCTTTACTCATGCGTTCTTTTTTATTGCCGTATTCATCCTCTTCATCCACTTCGCTATCTAGCGCGGGCGTTTCGTCTGAGACTTCTTCCTCTTCAACCGTTTCAGGCTTCTCCTCTTCTACATCACCATAATCCGGCGTCTCCTCCGCTTCAACCTCTTCAATCGGTGCTTTATCTTCAACTATCTTATCCTTATGTTCCGGTGTTGCGGGTTGCTGTGAATTGCCTACGCCCATTAACAAATCATCGATGCTGCTTATGTTGCTCATGTGTTCCCCTTATCCATGGTTTAGTGAACTTTTGACGTTAAAATTTTTACTAAATTATCAGCGTGCGCAATGTCCTTATCCGTTTCAGTACGATGCGCTTCCGACATAAACTTCAGTTTTCCATCTTCAATACTTCCAGCGAGTTCTAACTTGGCAATCTCTAATTTCATTTGCTCAATCTCTAAATCGGATTGATCTTGTTTTTGCTTTAAGACTAATTCTTGCTGCTTAAGTTGTATTTGGGCTTGTTTATATTGCTGATCTTGTTGCATTTGTTGTTGTTGTAACATAATTGCGGCCTGTTCAGGCGATGGCCCTTGCGCTTGTTGCTTTGGCATCTCGCCCGTTTTACCTGCCTCAATAATGGATGGATCAACACGCGTCTTAAGACGGTTTTTAATCTCGATGGTGTTTGCGAGTGGTAAGTTTTCAGCAAATAAATCCGCAATCAATACCCATGACTCAGGGTCTGCTTGCAGCACTTCACGCAATGATTGCAATGCTTGCTCTTTCTGGCCTTCGTAACTTGGCCCCGGTTTCAATCTAACTTGATACGTGCCTTTGCGAATATCATTTTCAATACTCTCGCCATATTCATCAATCTCTTTGTTGATCGTTACATTTTTCATGCCTTTGTCTGGCATCATCAATGTCATGACACGCTCAGAGTCATACACACGCGGAATCATTTCATTAACAATTTCACCACCTGTTGCAATAGCGCGATTGATCGAGTTAAAAAAGACGTATGTTGCGTAACTACCTTGGCGAGTTCTGGCATCGATTGCGGCTCCGCTTGCTTCATCACCAGCCTGCCCCATTCTTGCAGGATACAAGCCAGTAGAAGTATACAAATCCTGAATCGCAAGCTCGTATTGTTGAAATAATGACATTGAAAGTTCGGGTGGTCGCACTTGCTCAGGTTTCGCCCCGTCCGGTGATTCATCATAAGCTAATAATCCTTGTATTGCGGTGGGATCTCGCCAGTTTCGTTGAGTGTCGAGTGATGCTACATTTTTCTTTGATCCGATCCATTGATCGTAACGGCTAACTTTAAGTATATATGCTGATTGTGTGCGTAAATAATTAATGTATCTTTGAGTGTCTCTGCAATCACCAAAGAATGAACGGGTGATTTGTTTACCGGTTTTGTCGTAGTAACTATTGTTATCGACGAACACCAAAGGTAATTGCTCGCTGGGGAATTCTGTTTTGTCAAGCTCATAATCACCCGCTATTCTGTAATGAATAATTTTATGTTTCTTAGATGGTCGCTTTTCTTCAATGCGTACCATCTCACCTTCATTCCATAGTGTCATTGTATCAGGGGTTTCATCATTGGCGGATTGTTGCTTATTAGGCGTTACATCAATACCGTTATCTTTCGGTAATATATCGTGATTGCCTTCCATTCCAAAGCCTTGTGGATTGTAGGATTGTCCTTGCTGTTCTTGTGGTTGCCTGTCACCCATCTGAGCCAGTTGTGATGCGAGCTGAGGGGTATTTCCGGATTGATTTTCGCCTTGGGTGTCACCCATAGATTGCGGCTGCATTTGTTGTGATGCCTGCATCTCAGCATCCATCGCCATATTACGCGCATTCATCTCGTGGGATTTTTCAATGAGTTCATCCATTTCCTCTTGGTTTAATATGTTTCCATTCGAGAGTTTATACAGGGTGTCTTTGACATATTTGCGTACATAATGATCTATTATCGTGATCGATTCATCATCCGCCCACATAAACGGATTACCGGATTCATTGGGTTGTACCGCTAATGCTATCTCTTCCTCCGATTGCGTGATGCTGCTCGACTTCATTATTTCTTTTTCAATATCTTTGCCGTATACCTGCCGAAACTTCGTGCGAGTCATGCGCGATAGATAGCCGCAAACAGTACCATCGGTTTTATTAATGGTTTCGGCACCTACATCCCAATAGCAGCGGGTTGCATCTTTGAAATAGTAATACTCGATATCTTGGTTAAATGATTTAGAGTGTGCGTAATCCGTACCTAAACAAAATGCACTATAGCCACCGATAGATGCTTGTTGTCCGGCAACTTGATAGGCAATTGTAGCAGGCGTCGAAAACATAATATCTTTCGTAATGAGTTCACGAAGCGATGCTACTTTTTCATCACACCCTGTCATGGGTACAACTTGTAACTGAGGGGTATTTTGTTGCTGTTCACCACTCAATGAGTTTGACATGGTGCCAAGTTTGTTTGAGGTTAGAGGTACCTTTCGGTACGTCTTAATCATGTCGTCCTCTTCATCATCTGTCCATTGCGGGCCTAATACAAATCCATGCATGGTATGATAGAGATCTATATTTTGTTTGAAGCTTGCGTAAAACTTTTCATAGGCAATGCGTGCCTCGCGCGCAATCTTTTCATTCTGTTTGGCCATAACAGTTCCTTGTTATATGTAAAAAATCCATTTGTTTTAAATCTTAAATCAGCATTCCAGCATGTCGTTCTGGCAGTTTATTCGGTTTATAACTGCCCTCTGAAACATATTCACCACCGTAAAATGTAAGTGTGAGTGCGACCGCCGTATCCGGTGACAAACATCCTCGTTTCTTCAAATCCTCAGTGCTTTCTAGCTGTAGCTTATCACTCGAATCGTATTTGTATCCGATACCGGTTAAATCCGTTTGTAGTTCATCACTATTCGGAATCTCAACACCCATTTCCTGTATCAACCATTCACGCGTACGATCCCATAACTCAGCGCGACAATTCTTATATTTGTTTTTATCTTCAGCGCGTGTCGCCACATTTACACCGACCACAATATTCTCATACCCTAATTCGTGTAATCTATCAACAACACCCGCTCCAATGCCAATACAATCAATAAATACTTTACGTGGGTGCTCTTTATCAATGATTCGTTTAATAATACCCGCTAATTCCATCAAGTCGATATTATAATGCGTTTCGAGTTTAAAAGCTTTACGCCCTTTGCGTCGTATGATTGCGGTACGATCATCGCCTTTTCGTGCTGGATCGACGCCAATCACTA